TCTATGCAGTCGATTTTATAACCATGCATTTTGGCGATTTTTCGCAATTGCGCAATTAAACGAGTCTTACTCTGTACCGTTTGCAACCGTTCGAAGTTGAATAGCCAGTCTGAATTTATCGCTTTCTTTGCAGTAATTTTGCGCTTGATTTCGACGTCGTTTTTGTTGTAATGGTTTGAGCCGTTTCGAACGTTGCCTAAATTCACGCTAGACGGTTCGAAACTTGGAATCGTTTTCTCAGTTTGCATATATGTTTGCATCGTTCGAATATCTTACTACAATTTGAGCCAAAAAATGCAAACTTTTTTGCGCGTCCTGTTTGTTCACATATCCGCGCAAACTTTACATACGTGCGTATCGCGCAATTCACGCGCACATACACGCGCATACGCGTAAGCATTTTGCAACCTTTTTGCGTCCAGTAAAAGCGTGCGCGATAATAGCATATTTCGATTCAAATTAAGGTTAGAAAATTCTTACTATTTTTTCTCAAAAAAGGCTTGCAAAGTTTCTTCGAATGGCGCATCATGTTTGTGTCAGTCGGAACCGGTAACGGGAAGGACTGGAACATGGACAGGCGAAATCAGTTAACGGTTAGCTGATTTCGAAAGAGGGGTAAGAAACGAATCCCCCGGCGTCCTTGGAGTCTTAAAAGTTTTCCGCATTTTGAAACGCAAAATGTGATTGTGAAACGTATTTTCCCCATAGGAAAGTATGTATGACGTATAGGACCTCATACATATCGTTAATCACTCTTAGGGTTAACTGTAAACCATAAACAGTTCGTGATGCAATACCTTGTCCTAAACAATCACGTAAAAAAGTAACTACTAACCGCTATGGTGAAACGTGTAAAACAAAAGTAGTAAGGACGTGTCCTTATTAAAGCTGTACCTTATGCAAGTAACCGTAAGAAAATAGTTACCTAAACATACGTCTATTACCTGCTTAAACGAAAGTAAGCGAAACGGGTTAAAATGATCTTTTAATCACGTCGTTTATCGTAATGTAATCAGGGTGTTTAATAGGACTAAAATGCGCATTAGTATAAAGTAGCGCATAGTTAAGGCTAAATCACTAAAGAATTAAGCTACTATGGTACGTTTCTTGTCAACAAAAGTAACACTTTTTGTAAGAATCAGAACTAACAGTAATCGTCACTCTAAACCGTAACGACTCAACACTACTAAAGTACGAATGAACTTCAAGAAACAATCATTCAAAATACAGTTAACTGTTTAGCTAAAAACAGTACATAATCACTATGGATTCAACGCTATGCGTAGCGTTTACCGTTCGTCAAAACTATAAAACAACGATTAAGTACCGTTTGCGGTAGTCAAACATAACCACAAAACGAACATCAAAACGCCATACAATCGCAAAGAGTTTACTCTAGCGAAAGTATGGCGCGTTCTTGCGTGTCATCATTGATTACTTATATAGCGGTACTTAATCATGTTTTGCCTTATAAGTTAGATACTCAAAATTGAGCGTATTAAGGTACGTTGAATTTTGCGTATAGGACGCAATAAAGGAAAACAACCATGTATTCAATCAAAATTGCTTCAAAAGTGATCTCCCCGCTACGAAAAGAGAGTACCGTTTCGGTACTGAAGTCCGATGGCATTTCTGACGTACTTTCGGAAGTCCTTTCTTGTAACGGTGAACTCGCGGATTACATTATCTGCGAACATGCTCGAATTACGGGACAAAAGCGCATCGAAGATTCGCGCAAAAATGCTGAACTTGAAAAGTTCTTCTATGTCCTCGAATTGGCGTTTAACGCCGGTGTCGATCTCACCGAAGATCACTACAACCCTACTCCTAAGATTTAGTTCTTAGGACAATCAGCAATCAGCAGGCGTAAGAATCGTGCTGGTGGTACTCTTAATCCAGGGAGTACCATTACCCTTTTTGAAGGGTGCTTTTCTGGAGTAAAACAATGTCAAAAACATACATTTTCTCAGTAAGTATTAACCGGCAAAATGCCAAAACTTATGGTACCATAGTTTGTTATAAGGTCTTGGACCCTGACAATCATGCCTTACATAAGGACGCAATTGCCGGTAAATACTGGAAACAAAAGCCTATGCCGACACTGGAAAAAGGTACTGCAATCATGGTGCCCGAAATCCAGCAAATACCGGACGTAGGTTTTGGATGCCGCGAATTCAATCTTGAATACGGTTTCAATTACTTCTTTACTGTGAACGCAAGTACACAAAAAGAAGCGATTGAAGCGGTAAAAGTACGTAATCGTGGTGCCGACTCAATTCCTTACGCTTATCGCGGTCAATCATCGTATAATCGTACTCGAAACAACAAGAAACTACCGGTAAAATGGTGGTCTTACACTTTCGGTTAGTAATAGTGAATAATCATGGATAAAAGTAATCCAAAACGACCGTTTGATGCTGACGATTTACAGTATTACCGTCATATCCCAAAAACGATTGGCGGTTTCTTAGAAGTGGTGCAAATGTGCACCGGCGTAATTGCCTGCCATAAGTACCCTATTGACCCTGATCCTGCAAAAGATTATGAGCCGATTTACGACGAATCAATTCCCGTTAATCAGCAAAAGAATCAACATCAACTTAGACACGAATTCCAAGAAGCAATTTTGAAGGAATTTTTCCGAGTCGTAATGATTTACGGGTTCGGTCAAAAAGAATGGTCCTTAGATCATCTACATGCGGACGGTACTTTCGGCATACTATTTTCTGGAAAGTATCTATGTATGGTTGGCGTTAGATACGACGGTTCTGTAACTGGCAATTCTTAACGCTATAATCACGGTAGTTTGCCCGCCCGTTCTACTGTAAAAACGTGGCGAAATTTGGGCGCATAACGGGTACCTTTTCGTGGTGCGGATTCTATAAGTAATGGAAGCGGGCCAAAGTAGCCAAAGAGAACACTTGAAACATAGTTAGTATTGTCGCAAACTGTCAACATTTTACAGAGTGCGTTAAGACGAAATACGGACGTGAGTAATGAAACGAAATCCCGTTTGGAAAAATATGAAAGATGGACGCAAAAAAGGTGACATAGTCACCCCTGCAACAATGCAGCTTGGCGACACGGTTGTACCCTTAGATACTGCGGGGTATTACAACTTCTATACTTGCGTGAACATAAACGATAAGACAGTAACCCTGTTTAGACCGTATGTTCACGTTAACCCTATTCAGTTTTCTGGAAGGGGTGAAAATGGTCATTCTTGTGTCGCTTATGTTGGAATCACTAATTGGGAACTTATGCGGGACTTTGATCACGCAAAGTTCACACTAATTGACGACGTAACGTTGGCTTAATCATGCAATTTTACGGAGGCTTAATCATGCAATTTTTGGCGTATAGTCGCGGACTTAGAACTATCTATGAAAGCATCGACATTCACGGGTTTATGAAGATGCCCGCAATCGACTGGGAAGCGGTGAATAAAGGGAGCTAAAATCATGCCAAAATCGCCATTTGATAGGCTGTCAAAAAGACAGCAAGAATGCGTCAGAAGTTATCTCATGTTAGATCACGATAACGAGTATAACTTCCTTACTTCCAGGGAGTGTTTAGACGCTTATCTTTGTTGGGAAGGAATTGTCGGATATACAGACAAACTTCTGTCAGTAGTCACTAATCTTTATCTTGACGAAAAAGGAGGCAATCATGAGCAAAATTTTCAAGGCAAAAGGCACGGTCATAAATGACTATAATGCTTGCAAAATTACTGAGGTAATTTGCTATCGTTATAACGCGCCGTCCGTCGTCGCAGGCTATAACCTGCGATTTAGCAGTCGTAATGGGAGTAACTTTGCAGTCAACTATAAGTGGAGTAAAAAGCGAATTCTGGCATGGCTTTGCAAGGAGTTTTTCTACTCCATTGATGAAGGCTATTTCGTCCGCAAGTACGATAGGAGTTTGACGTGAATAAGTACACGTTCAGGGTTAAATGGAATAGTGTCTACTTTACTAACTATACGGTGTATGCAAAAACCGTAAATAGTGCGTGGACTAAAGCACTACGCATAATTAAGAAAGAAAAACGCCCAATTTACGCCATTACAGTACGTGAGGGAGGGTGAGAATTTAGAACTCTATAATAAGGCCGAATCACTATACCTATAAACGGTTCCTTAACAGGGTAATGTAGTGAAGTACCGTAATGCGGTGCCTGACGATGGCCGTCTCAAGTCCGTTATCAGTAGTGTAACTCACACTTAAATAGGAGCATAAAATGAAGTTCTCAATGCGGCAAAATGCCGTGTTCGAAGCGTTCAAAAAACCTCGTGCAAGGGTGGCTGTAAACGCTTGTCCCGGTAGTGGTAAAACAACCACTCTAGTAGGGACTGTAAATGAGTGCGTAGAACCGATGGATTTCTACGATACGATGGCAACGTGTTTTAACGTTGACATTCGTGACGTTATGATCCAGAAATTCCCCGCCGGGACGAATGTTTGGAACATTCATAAAATCGGTAAATCGGTATGCGATAAACACCTGCTTAATGGTCGCCATGCCGGTCGTGATTGGGTGAAACCATATAAGTACCGAAACATCATCGAAGAGATTGGCTTTGAAAGAGGCTGGGATAAGACCGATGATATGGGTAAGTTTATAGCGGCTGAAAAGGCCCTTGGAATGGCGCAATTAACGCTTTGCGATGTTCCAGATATTGCCGCTTTTTCTGGAATGTGCGCGGACTATGACGTGTCTGTAAATGGCGACATTTATGAGATTCAAAGCGTCGTAAAAGAAGCATTAGTTGAGGGTGTTAGAGTTGCCAAAAAAGGCGTCTGTATTGACTTCAATGATATGATCTATCTGCCTATTGCTTTGAATATGCAGATTCCGACATATTCGAACGTCTTAATCGACGAGGGACAAGACTTAAATGCGGCACAAGCCGAGTTAATTTTGGGTCTATGTAGGGAAGATTCTCGCATCCTGTTAGTCGGTGATCCAAGACAGTCAATTTACGGGTTTGCCGGCGCCGCTCAAGACGCCTTTCATAACGTCAAAAATCGGATTGAAGGACTCGAATTACCGCTTGATATTTGTTATCGTTGCGGTTCCGATATTGTGGCCTATGCGGACCAGTTCTATCCAGGGACTATGGTTGCCGCTGATAGTGCCCATAAAGGTATCGTTGATAGCATCTCTTATAAGGATATTGCGGCGAAAGTTTCAGCCAGACGTGGCGACATGATTTTGAGTCGCGTAACTGCTCCATTAGTTGCGCTTGCTTTTGAACTCATAAGTCAACGCATTCCTGCCAAAATTAAGGGTAAGGATATTATGGCGTCTATTACCGGACTTGCAAAGCTCGCTTTGAAGGGTAAAAAGCCGTGGGGTGAACTGACCCTACATCTTGACGCTTATGTGATGTCAGAATCCATGCGTTTAAGGGCGCATCCAAACCCTGCAACTGAGGCCAAAATCGCTAACTTACAAGACCGTGCGGAATCGCTCGAAATCTTGTCCAATGCTGCGTTATGTGATAACGTGAATTCGTTGGAATCTTTCGGCAAGTGGATTCACCAATTCTTTGACGAAAAAATCACGGGTTGCGTCACACTTTCAACCGTCCATAAGTCCAAGGGTACTGAGGCCGATACGGTATTCATTTTGGACCCGTCAAATATGCCGCATCCTATGGCAAAAACTGACAACCAACGAGCGCAAGAAACTAACATTCAATGGGTAGCGTTTACACGCGCCATTAATCAAGAGTTTTTGGTATCGCCTAAACCGCGAAACTAGCACGTCTTACAGCCGGTTACCGTTCTAGGAGTCTAGCGGTTTATCAGTGCGCTACACCTTGCCGGTGGTGGTAAGAAACCGGCACATTTTATGAGGACAAAATGAGAATTCAAATCCGCATTAGAAACGGTATCGCTTATTGGATCTTTCCAAATGTTGATATAATGGGTACGTGGCTTGCTTCTGTACCGAGATTCGATGAAGTTTGCATGACACAAAGAGACTGGGATTACGGAGGTTTTATGGCATGAATTATAACAACTATCAAATACTTTCTGCCTTGGAACCTTTGGCCTATCTTTTTGGCTCTATAATCTTAGCCATTTTGTTCATCTATTTTCGCAATTTTTTGAAGGATAATGGGGGTAAGTTTTGACCTTTACTTACACCACTATTTTCAACTGGTTTCGCATAGTCTATCGGCCTATGTTTGGCTGGTTTGACTGCGTGATTTACGTCAAGAACTTATACACTATAGTTCTTGACGTATACCTCTCCAAAAACATACGACCAATTTCCCGTATTCAAGTGTGGAGTATGTGGAAGATTCGCTATCTGTAACAGGGGCTATAACCTAGAGTAAAAAGACCATTGTTTTTGTCGTGTTACCCGTCTACTCGCTGGCTGCGAAAATAGTAGACGGGTTTCTTGTTTTATCGGGCGTGAAAATCGTGCGTTTTCTGGAAGGAAAAGCCACTTAGTAAGTGGGGATAAAACTATGCCTAAAGTCAAACTAATTCGAAGTGCTGATATTCAGCGATACAATCGACGTGATAAGCGGAACGCTACCGCTAAAAACTACCGAACCGAACGGGCCGTAATGCGCAAGGGTGGGCGATGATGAGAACTCAGTACGAACAAGGGCACAAACTACAGGAATGTCATCTCATTATCGGGATACGTCTAAAGTTCGGTCTTGAGAAGATGGACGCAACTCTCGAAACACCGCTCAAAATCGTTCGGTGCTATGACGACGCAAGAGAGTCATGTTTAAGTGACCGTATTGTGCGCTCTTATGACGTCTATAAAGTTAACGCATCCGGCACTAAAGGAGGTCTGATTCCAATGACTGGTTACTCGGACGTCCAATACAAGGTCATTGAGGTCTATTAGACCATGAAGTTTAAGATGATCGGCAAGCCTGTTATTGGAAAATTTTCAATCCAAAAAGGGTTCCCAAAAGACACCGTAATTACGGAACTTCCGACAGTCGATTTTGACACCTTTAAGAGACAACTTCTTTCCAGGGAAAGACGGTTCCCGTCTGGTTTGCGAGTACGTGAAATTCAGCTTGAAGGAATTACAGACGATATTGAATCATCAAAAGTGTTTCAATCGTGGGTAAAACTTTGCGCTTCTCTGGAAGGAAAAGACTACCGGTATGTGGTAAACTTACTAACCGGTTTCGGTTTTAAGGTCATGAAGATTAAAACCGATAAAACACAAGTCAAAAATTTGAACGATAATGTTCTCTCAAAAAGAGGCATAGCTATCTTCATACTTGTGGACACTGTTAAGGACCTAAAATGGTAGAACTAACTGACGACGAACAACGTGCCTCAATCGTCCAAAAAACTGAGGAAAAAATCATCCCTACTTTCACTCTTGAATTGGTGAAAGAATCTCAACGAACTTTGCAACCGTCTAAAGTGAAAGAACAGGCGAATTATGTCGTCGAAAGAATCCTTACCGGCGGACGCCAAAAAGTGTGGGACGTTGACTGGAAAGAAGAACCTTCTTCTTATGTCGAAAAGACCCGTACAACAACATACAAACTGACGTTCAAATTGACACCTAAAAACTACATTGAGGGTAAGACCGAAACGCAGTTTAATACGGTGAAAGAATACGTCGAAACTGCCGCGAATACACAACGCTGGCAACTCTCCAAATATGGGGATGAAATATTCATCGTTGAAAAGCAACCTATCGAACTGGTTGTACCGGAAGATTGGTACGGTGCTTATTTCAGTCATATTTACGAGCGTGAACCGCAAATTAAGATGGTTATGAGTGCTATCAATGCGGCAATTCAAAGCCGTTATGAAAACAGGTTTCACGTCGTCCTATATGGCCCTGCCGCTTGCGGTAAAACTGAGATAACTAGAACGTTCGTTTCTATGTTCGGTGATGAAGCGGTTTTAGAGTATGACGCAACTGCAACAACTCAAGCCGGTGCAATTAAGGATCTAAAGGAACGTGAAAATACACCTAGAATCCTAGTTGTCGAAGAAATTGAAAAGACAGAAGAATCGGCGCTTCGATGGCTCTTAGCTTTGCTAGATCATAGGGCCGAAATTCGTAAGACAAACTACCGCGAAACGGTGCAACGAGAAATCAAGTTGTTATGTATCGCAACTGTCAACGATTTTGAACTGTTTTCTAAGCTCATGTATGGCGCTCTCGCTAGTCGATTCGCCCATAAGATTTATTGTCCGCGCCCAAATGAAGCAATTCTTACACGAATTTTGACCCGTGAAATAGAACGCTTACCGGACGCTGAAAACCCAGACTTTTTGGCCGATGCTAGACAGTGGATAAAACCCGCAATTAAGTTTGCTTTGGATCATAATATGAATGATCCAAGACAAGTTACTGCAATCTGTCTTTCTGGTGGTCAAGAACTTGTTACCGGAAGGTATCAAGAAATGCTAGAAGAATGTATGGGACCTGAAAGCATAAAAGACGTTATGAATGGAGCTATAAAAACTCCTTCAAAACCGAAAGAAGTTATGAAGGTTCTCAACATCAAACCCAACATGGGTAAGAGGTAAAAAGCATGGCAACTGAGGCATTTAGTAAGGCGGATTTTGAAGCCGCTTTACCTAAGCCTACTAAGGGCAATCAATTCACTCATTTAGGCATGAATCAAAACGAGCATATCTACGCTATGATTCTGCCTAATCCGCAACTCAGAATACTGGTTAGATCATCGGTCGGAGCGAACGAAATCGCAGACGCAACCGGCGAAGATTCCATACGGATTTATCTACAGTATTTGAGCAACAAAAATGGCGTCGAAGCATGGTCTAATGTGAAGGGCAAAGTTCCTTACACAACTCGCGTTAAAGGATGGCAGACAAGATTGGCGTTAAAGATACGTCAAGTTTGCCAACGTGCCGCGAAAGTAAAAGGCTCTGTTTTACGTCCAGAAGAAGGTCTTAAATTTTCCGAAAATAAAGACCCTAAGTATTTTGACCGTCCGTTCGCACATATCGACGGAAACTTCCAAAGGTGGTTAGACCTATGACATTCGTTCAATTCTGTATCACGTTTACCGGTGGCTTTATCTGTCACTGGGGAATGGTGAAACTCGACAAGTATATTATCCAAATTCAAAAGGATAAGGGAGGTTAGAATGGCAAAGCGCAAGAAGCTAATTATGGCGCTTCGATTGAGCGAAAGTGTACCATTCACATTCGCTAATCAAGATCAAGCAAAACAGTTTCACGATCTGGTAAAACGTGGCATCGTTCGGGCATATAAAAAGGTGATCGGGTTTCCACCAGAAGTTGATATACCAAACTTCAACGCAATTGGCGCTCAATTGTTGGGTCTTGTTCCGGTTCGTTTGGACGAGATCAATTACGACCAAATTGAGGTCCCTGCTGAGGACTACATTTCACTCTCTGGAAGTGAAGGATACTTTCAGGAGTTTTTGATGGATGAATTCGACTCAATTGTTGCGACAAAAACCAAGGCAATTGAAGCGGAAGAAACATCAAATAATAACCCGCAAATTGAGCCCGAAAAGCTCCAAACGTCTGAGGTCGCGGAAACCTCAGAAACGATACCCACGGTAGACCATCATGGTAAGGGACGGGGGAACCGGACGTCTGAGGGGGGTACTGAGACGGGTTCTTAGTCGTCCCGTCCTTCTAGCGGGGTCCTGTCACAATAACAGGACCCAAAATTGGTTCCTTTAAGTAAGATGATCTTAAATAGCAAGTCTGAAAGCACTCTCACCTACTCAATTGAAGAAGTTTTAGCAGTAGTTAAAGCGGACGCAATTAGACGGAATTTGATGGACGCAAATTGTTCTGTATATCTCAGGGCAGATACCGGGATTCGAACCGGTACAGCTATCCGAGAAGCTACAGCCGTTTTAACGACGGTTAAAGAACAGGGTGCCGAAATCCCCGTCAATGACCCAACACGCGCCATTAATACAAGTCAAGACGTTATACCGCCGGTTACACGTACAGACGTAGAAAGCGCAAACCGTCCTTAATTAGTCTCATTGAGCCTAATTTGTCACTGAAAAGAATTTTTCGAAATTCTTTCCAAAACCCTTGCATTCCTTTCTGGAATGTGAGATAATACTAATCAGATGAAGCGAACGGCAAGTAAAACGGTCTGATTGCTTCAATCAAAAATCGAATCAAAAAAAGGAGTCTTAAATGGCTAAAAAGTTGAAAGGTGTTTTTATCGTCGTTCCCGCACAGTTTGAGGATACAGACAAGGCAGGCGGAATCGCTCTCGCAACTGCCGGCAAAGCAAACACATTCGCGGATGATCTTCAGAAGTGGGTTCGACGCTATCTTTCGAAGCAGATGGGCCTGTCTGTCAAGGATCTCGAAAAAGACGACCCTAAGCGCAAGGAAATCCTCACTCAAATCAAGGAACTTCCAACGATCGGTTTGGACATTCTTTTCCAGGGTGTTGATGAGAAGGGTCACCCGGTCGGCGATGCGATGGAATTCGACCAAAAGCGCGGGGCATCCGTAGCGGACGAAGATGAGGACGAGGACGCCGCCGAGTAATCGATAAATCCGGTCCCTAGAATAAGGCCCCTAATCGACAGGTTAGGGGCCTTATTTTGCGTTTGAAAATGTATGGAGAAGGGAGGACTAAATTGGCAGAAGAAAAGCTACTAAAAAGGCTTGAAGCAATGCTTCGAAAAACAGTAGAGAATGGTGCTACAGAAGAAGAAGCAACATCAGCGGCAATGATTGCCCAAAAGATGATGATTGAACACGGGCTAACTATGTCCGATATTGAGACGGTTAAGATAGCATCAGAAGATGTTCCCGTCGTGTCTCAAGAAGTAGGCGAAGAAACCATCAAAGAAGTGTCGAATAGATCGGCATGGAAAGATGTCTTAATTAATACTATATCGGGTATTGATAGATGTTTATGCTACTGGGAAAACGAGTACAGTTATGTGCGCGGAACTCGACGCAAAGTTCAGGTAAGAAAAATGCGACTAATCGGTACAGAATACAACCGATTTGCTACACTTCAAATCTACAACTGGTTAGAAACTCAGATTGAGGAACTTTCCAAGGAAGCTCTGTACGATGTTCAGCGACGATTGCGCATGAAGGAACTGTTTCTTCCAGGGGGTCTGAAACCTAGAGAATACACAGCGTCTTGGAAGCAGGGATGCGCGCAAAGAATCTGCGTTCGTTTGCAGTCAACTTTAACCGATCTTATAACCAAAGATACGGAAACAACTTTTGCTATAGTTGTGGCCGAAACTGTCGAACAACAAAAAGAGAACGTGAAAGCGTTCACTAAAAAGAAGGGATTGAATCTAGTTAGTGAACGATTTACGTCGAAACGTGGAACCGGATATAATGATGGGTACCGGGACGGTGGCGACGTTGACATATCCCCGTCAAAGGCGTTTGAATGAACCTAAATAAAAGTCAGAAAAAACTACTGCAATTCTCGCAGATTTATGGTGGCAAACCTACCGTAGAAGTTTTCAATCAGCAAGCAGTATCCGCAAAGATTGCTTCGGAGCAACAAAAACGCTTGCAGACATTCGTCGATTTACACCGAGATGAAATCGACGGATTCGACGTCGTACACGACTCAATGAGTGTTCACTTTAAGGATGAAGTTCCTAGCACAAGAGTTGAAGCATTAATGGGAGAGTTATTGGAGATTACCGGAACCATTCAACTCCCTGGCAGAAAGGACAAACCATTCTTCAATCAAAAGGGGACTGTGTCCATAATTTAGGAGGACGACGATAATAGAGATTTATGTCGATGGATCATGTTCTCATTACAACGAACATGGCACGAAAAGAACTCATTCAATTATGGGTTGCGGAATAGCCGTCCTTCTTCCAGGAAAGGACGGTCCCATTTCGCATTCTGTCAACCTTGGAAAAGGTGGCAGTAATGTAGCGGAAATTTTAGCTATAGAAGAAGGACTAAAACTACTCAAGAATGATAAGCGAATTGCTCCATTCTTTAAGCCGTCAAAATCAGACGTAATCATTCATAGTGATTCTGCGTATGCAGTAAGTCAACTTTCTAAAGCAACTAAGCCGCTAACTATATCGTCAAAGGCAGTAGCGCACGTCAGGAACCAAAGAGCTACAAGAATTAAGGAATTAATGGCAGAGTTCAAATCGGTGAATTTTGATCTAATTCATAGATGTTCAAACTCTCATGCCGTGCTAGTCGATTCGATGGCAAAAGAGGCTGCTAAAACAAAGCAAAAATAGGGCACTCTCTTTAATTAGAGAGTGCCCTATTTTTTTGTCAGTTTATTAGACTAACTACCGTAACCGGGGTCACCAGGAAATTTTTCACTTCCGTGATGGGTAACTACGGTTTCTTTTACCGGGAGTTTCGGTGCTGGTGCGACCGGTGTTCCGAGGTTGATAACTTCGGTTTTTGGTTCTACTTTTGCCGGGGGCTCCGGAACTGGTTGTGAAATAGGTGTTACCGGAACGCTTACCGGGCCACCAATTCCTGACGATTGTGGCTTGTTAGCAGTCTCGTTTTCTGCTGTCAAATCCGCTGGTTTCTGTGGTTCATTCTCTAGGGTCATTTGATCCTCCGATCTTCATTATAGCAGAACTATACAAGTACCTTGAACTTTCCGAAATTCATCTTCTTTTTCATAGGTTTTAGTTCGCCACTTTCCATGATTTCTTCCGTTGTTTTTTCCTTGGGTTTTTCTACCTTCGGTTTCGGTTCTTGTGGGGGTCGCGGCATACGTGGATGGTTGACTGAAATTCTGTGTCCGATTGAGTTAAAATCTAACCCATCTTCACGCTGCCCATCTGCGCGTAATCCACGATATAATTGTTGTCCGCAAACTGGGCAGTATGCGTACTTTCCTTGTAGGATTGCGCTATGTTCTTTTTCGCGCTCTCTCAGCACCATTGTAAGACAGTGAGGACATTCTTGTTTTCTAGGCATTTTTGTGAAGACATAATCGAAATCTTCTGAGTAGATTTCTGGTTCTTCCGGAATGTCTAAAATAGAACCTTCTTGTGAAGGGTCGAACTGTTCACAAAATAGTGCAAATTGGTTGATCGTCATTTGAGGATCGTGATTGAGTAATTTAACCTCGTTATCAATCACAGTTACCCAATGAATTCGACCGTCAACTAATGCGTATGACGTTTTCTTTATAGTGACGATTTTTCTAGCTGATAGAAGCTGAACTACTCTGACAAAACTCACTCTGTTTTTTACCTCAATTTGGCATGAAAATTTTGGCTCAATTCCCTAACACTTTTTGCGTAAAATCCTTATTGCAATACTTTTGTACCGTGTTGCGATTCCGTTCGTAGGGGTTGACTTTAGTATATCAGGTATGCTTGCAGTAGGTCAATCACTTTGACGAAAAAAAGTGATGATTTTTTGAACGTCAAAATGGGCCGAAAGGGGTCAAGTTTGACGAACTTCGAAGTATGGTGTATACTTTTACTGTGTCTTTTCCCACCAGGAAATTGACCAAAAAATCCCTAGCTAGGAGATATAAAAATGACCATCACTCTCACTCTCAATTCGCCCGAACTTGCACAGCCAATTAACTTGGTGACCGACAAGTTGAATTTCTCACTTCCGGTACTCACTGGAAAGTACGTCGCTGTCGCTCAGAGTGTGGCTGGAAATTCTGCGGCAGAAACCGTTACAGAATCGCTCGAAGTTGATGGATTTCAGATCCTCAATAATCAGCAGATTGCAGACTTTCCAATCGACATTCCTACCGCCGTCGGACCCATCATCGGAAAGCTCTGGGAATCACTGGATGCGACGATCACCCTTACCGTGAACAATCCCTAACATGAAACGATCGCTTTTTTGTGTCGCTTTCGCCGCCTGTATTGCCTCATGTTTGGGGCAAACTTCTACTGTTCAAAAGCCGCCATCTCTGGAACAGGATTTGTTTACGGCAATTACGTCAAAATTGGAGAAACCTGCGCCCGGTTTCTACTACAATGCCAAGCCGAAAAAAGCTGGTGCGGTTCTGACCTATCAAATAGCTCATCTTAACCGTATCGGACTCGACTTCGGAATCATGGCAGGAACGACGTCCGACAGGGCAGATTTGACGAACTTTACCGGCACGTTCGGTATCACTCTTTCCGGCAAGATTACTGTACCAAAAACTAACGTTTATCTACGTGGCGGTTTGGTCGGTTCTTGGGACACCGGAAAAGAGTTCGGTGGGGGTATTTTTATTACCGCCGGTTTCGTCAAGTAAATAGAGTTCCGTAAGAAAACAAAAAAAAGAGCCCGGTCACTAATCTCTTTTAGAGAAAAGTACCGGGCTCAATTGCGTCTAAATAATGACTTTTTAATCGCCGTCCTTAATTACACGCACAGAGTTGATTTTATCCATCTGCTCATATATGTCCTGATCTGAGACAAAACAATCGACCGGTTCGGTGTTATTAGACTTAAAGTAAAGTCTCCAGTGGCAGGGGGCAATTTGCACGACAGAACCAATGTCACTGACGTCGTGAAAAGCTACCCTTAAATCTTCACCAAAAGTTACACGTAGAAACTTCATTATTAATCCTCGTCTGGTGGTGTGAACGTTGTGTGAATCTCAGCAGGAAATTCGTGTCTAAAAGGCTTCCAACCTCTGTATGCTCCGACGTAGCCTAACTCGCCCCGCTTTGGAGCAATACAAATACCGTCTACTCTGAGGTTTTGAAGTTCTACTGGGCGATCTTCAAGAAAGAAAGTATTTCCTCCTAGTTTATAGTGAACTGCTAGTTGCTCTGGTTTCCAAGACATTTCTTCGAACTTTGCCGGCGTACATTGATGCTCCAAAGGACTCCAATGACCAGGATTATTTGTTGTAAGAAATTCAAAGAGTTTTAGATCCTCTTCAATGTCCCGAATTCCTTCATGCGTTAGATAAGAAACTCTAGCGCATCTTGCAGCAGAAACTTTCTTAGCTATTTCAGTAACTTCTTTGAAATTATTAGTTAGCTCAGACTTTACAGGTTCGTAGCTTAAATATCTTAAAATATCTTGCCAATCTTGTTTTTCTGCACATAGAGGCAGATGCCAGAATTCAAAACTTAAAGGATTGTATTCTTTTTCAGGCTCGTTAGGAGTTGATTTTTCCATTGCTTCCCACATCATCCGAGCAATTTTCTGGAAAGAAGGTTCGGCTTTTGAATGGTATCTTTGAGCAAAGAAATTGGTCCAGTCAGTTGCGGTGATAATTGCCGTACACCACACCCAAGGTTCTAGTAGTCTATTGACGTACTGCTTATGCACCTTCATGTTCTGGTAATCGCCAACGACTTGAAGCGTCGTAAGTTTGTGACTTTCCCACATAGCTTCGGCAGCATCTTTATCATGTTCTTCCAGGGGATCGCCGGCCTGCATTCCAGGCTTATTTAGTGCGAAGTTTGGAACGAAAGGTTCCGTGATAATCATATCGACAAGTTTGGCCGTCGGAATTGCTCGACTTGATGATAGGTTTTTTCGTACACAAACGGGGTCCAATGCATGAGTATAAAACTCAGTCAAAATAGACCGTGGAAAGGTAGCGGTAAACGTGACTAAACGACTACCTTTATATATCGAATCTGCTAGAATTTCTGTATGAAACATTTGTTACTCCGTAAACGATACGATAGAATCTTCTCTAACTTTGACTGGTTTTTTGTGGTTGCGATCATAAATTGCGTAACCTGATCCATGCCCGTCAATAAATCTGATTAGAACGCCAACAACTTCAGGATTTCCTTTGGCAAATCCGCTGTTATACATTTTGGTCGCTTTGACCTTGGTGCCTAGTAAATCATTTGGGTTCACTTACTACTCCTTATCTGCTCGTGCCAAGGCATCTTCTGGAGTGAACTTCTCCGGATACCTTTTCATCAATTTTTCGATGTTGTCGTCCAGGATTTTATCAGCAATAACTTCCGGACTAAATCCGGCAAATTCAGAGATACCTTTTACACCCGTAGCAAGATACCAATTTTGATCTCCAAACTCCTCCATTAGATTCGAAAGATCAAGTGTCTTTCCTTCCAGAAGATACGCCTCCATAACTTCCATTAATTCGCAGGATTCTGTAAGCAACCCAATGATTGAATGAAATACTGTAAATCCTGGTCCCAAAAGTCCACGATGAATGTTAGAGCATTCCTCAACTGTAAAGCCAGTTTGAAGTTCGTCTAAGAATGCCGGAAGTGTCTCCTTATTTGTGTCTTTCAAATAGAAGATTTCTCGCTTCACTTCGTCTGCAAAAACTCCAAGCGCGACCGACATTTGAATCAGTCTTTTTAGCTTGAAAGCCAGAACAACTTTGTCTTGAATATTTTCGTGACATTTGCCGTACTGTTCTTGTGATAAATTCGTTCGCAAAGCGCACTCAATAAATGTACCAATTTTCATTCGGATTCTCCTTATTGCAACTTTTTTGACCCGTTTCGGCTGGCGATGTCCGGTCCGATACCACCGGCAGGTACTTCGAACGGTCTGAGGGTTCTTTCAGCCGTCCGGTACCTAGTGTGTTCTTAGTCGTCCATGTCCCTAGACCCCCCTGTTTTGAGAAAAACCGGAACCAAAATCAGTTCCTTTAAGCAGTTTTTGCCCGTTTGAGCAAAAGTACGCTCTGTTTCTTAAACTTCATGTGCTGTTTTGGCTTTTCAGTTTTTAAGTCTTTAGCTACGCTTAAATTTGCACCATCCCAGTTACGTCTTGCGCTATCTGTGAAGTTGTAAACTAGCTCCGGTCGTCCTCGTTCTTCTTTGTCCACTTTCATGGTAAATAAGAAACCAAGTCTTGTCATATCTTCCATGACGTTTCTCAGTGTCGTTAATGGAAGACCTACAGCGTCAGAAATTTCTCTCAAAGTAGCATGAGGATTTGAGTCAATATGAACTGCAACATTGAGCGTAAAACCCTTACAAGAATCTAGGGCCACACGAACAATAATCTCCCAATCTTCTTCGGATACTTTTAGGTCCTCATTGCAGACACCTAAAGCAATGAGAATAATCTTCAACTGTTTAGCAATTCTTGTGCCCGTTTCATGCTGAGGATTATAAAGGATATTTTCTCCTCTAAAATCTCTCGCTACACTACCTCGAAGTGGGGCCACAACCTGCGCAAGTTTGATGATTCTTTCCTCGTAATCTTTGTCCAGGGAAGGAATGTCTTTTGCTTCAAAACTAAACGACAAAAATTGCTTTGCCATTTCGCACAATTCAGTTCGCATTACAGCTTCTTTTCCTGAGTTACTTAAAGCAGCTCTAATTACGTCATCGTAGTCCATTCCAACACCCTTAACCATGTGATAGGTTAAGAAGCGTTCACCGAGGGACGTATGGGCCTCGCGAAAAATCTCTTGAGTAACACCAGTTAGGACGTTAAAAGTTCCTTCATAGTGTCGCATAATTCCGTTACCAAATTGCTTAGTAACAACTCCGTCATAAGCACCTCGCAAGATGCTATCAACTTCATCTTTCTCCGTCTTGTTCATTTGGAGAATTTCTGTGTAGTCTTTAATGACAAAAGTTTTACCAAAAAGCATTGGCAAAAGTGAGGGGTCGCGCCCTCCTGGAAGAGAGAAACCAGATACGAGAGATTTGGACGTAATTGTTGATCGAATTTCGACGTTACTTGTTTGGTCTAAAGTCATCAAAAGTTCTGTCTTTCCGCATCCCGCAGGACCAACAATATGAAGCCAAACAGGTATGCTCTTTATGTTCTTCGCCATACAGATAGCGTACATTAGTTTTAACCCCTTTTTCATATCAGGAGTCATCTTCAAATGTTCGCTATACTTTTCGATCACACTTTCGAACGACGGACGACCACCATCTATTAGCTTCGGAAACTCGACAACTACGCCTACTCTTTCTTCGGGGTATTCGTAGTTCTCAATCATCTCAGAAAGGATCACAAAAGTGCCCGCTCTTCGATAAAAATCTCGCATATCAAAACCGGGAGGTAAATCCTTCGGCCATTTGACATATTTGAACGATTCTATAATGCCTAAAAGTTTGCTGTGAACACGATCTCTGCCCTGCTCACCTGCAACGTCACCATCGTAGCAACAAATGATGTTTCGACCCTTGAAATGAATCGCCCATTCTTTAGCGAAAACTCCGGCACCATGAATGCAAATTACAATCGCATCTACGCTGGCACTTTGAAGCACAAGTCTAAGGGCAATGGCATCCCATTCTCCTTCTACAATATAGACGTCCCAATCTGGATGATCTTTAAGCTGTTTTAGACCGTCTGGAAATAGCTTCAAACCCGTCAACGAGTATGTCTTCTTTCCAGGGAGATAGATGCGGAGGTTTACAATCGCGCCTTTTTCGTTACGAACAGGCATGATAAAACGCTCTAAATCTTGGGAGTATTTGACACCACCAAGTTCGATCATTTCATCGACTGAGAATCCTCTATTTTCAGACAGTTCTGAAAACTTTTTTAGACAAGTAGGATCGTCAGAAGGTGTGACACAAACATCGTCATAGTATTTCTGAATATAAGTGTAAACATTTCCTTCGGCCATACAGCCTCCAGATTTGCACGACCACTTACCGGTTTCTTCGTTAATGTAACACTTAGGTTTACCGCAGAAAACACAGTTACCAAGATGCTCCGAACCCGCGACTTTTGAAGTCTCGAATCCCAGCATATTAAATGGATACGTTTTCTCGAATGATTTTGCTGGCATTATTCTATCGCGATTACGTTAATTGCCAGGGCCAAAAATTCTCGCGCAATTTTGATCTCAACTGGTTTCAGTAATTCCATAAGTTCTTCTGTTGTCGTGGCCGAGTTTGCGGCAATTGCTAACTCAGTTCTATTCCGTGAAATTGTAAGACGATAAATTTCTCCAAGTCTTGCGTCGTCCCAGTCCTTTACTTCCTGTATTTCAAGCTGCAATTTTGTCCTCCCATCCTTCTTCTTCAATATCCCATCTTTCTCTAACGCGAGAGATGTTAACAGACATTGGGATATGCACGTATTTTTCGTGATCTTCCATGATGCGTTTTAGCTCACGTAATAACCAAGGATAAGCGTGCTTTCTATTTATCTCGAATATCAACTCGTCATGGACGGTAAGAATGATATGAGCATCTAAGCCTGTAGACTTGAGATATTCGTTGCATTTAAGCATTGAAATTTTCATCATTTCTGCGGCTGATCCTTGAATTCTATAGTTCGTCGCACGATAAGCAAAATCTGGATCTACGTTTAGCTTGCGTCCGTAGGCATTAGTTATATAACCATTCTGCCTTGCAAACGAAGACCAAGCCGTAGCATTTTTGTTCATTTCGGGGAATGCTTCGTCGAGTCCTCTGAGCCAAGATTTTGCTTGTTCTTCCTGGCATAAAAGTAGACCGACAACTCCCTTCCAACCAGCACCGTAAGCCTTACCATAAAGGCACATCTTAGTACGGGTTCGAACAGTCTTTTTATTGAGTTTCTTTTCGAGATAAACTATCTCATATTTATGGTCTGCGAGAACAGTATCGGCAATGGATTCTTTAACAGCCTGATCCTTTGTCTTTCCAGGGTACCAGCCGATTGTCTCCCAGAAGTGTTTTACTTCTTCTGCACTTGGCTCTCTTTGGTTAAGTTCTAAGCTCTCAATAGCCTGTGAAATTGCGGCAGAATTTCCCTTACCACCCCAAGCCTTATTTCCAAGCTCTGTAGGAATATCTCGACCGTGCTTTACAGCGTCAAGAATTGCAGGAATTTTCATTAGACCGCCGAGCAGTCTTAATTCTTGTCCGGAATAGTCGTAAAGCCACCAATCGTAACCGTCTCTAGGACCGAACGCATTTCTTACCTGAATTACGTTAGCTCCACGGGCCGAACTTTCAGGATTAGAAGCCTGTTGTAGATTCGGATTAGACATAGAAAATCTGAACGTTCTTGTGTTGTTCTGATTAATCTCAGCATTCACAATCCAAATCTTCTTTTCATCATCCCAAATCATAACATCAATGTACTTATCAAAAAACAGTGAAACTGCTTTCTCAGCCGCATTGTATTTTGTGACTTTTTGAATGAAAGGATGCCAAGCAAGATGGGCAATATCTTTGTACCCAGTTTTGTGCTGTCCACCAACAGTAGTTTGTGTAGGCGGAAGTCCCAATCCTTGAGGTACTTTATCGAACAGAAACTTAGAATACATTTCTGACGACGCAGGATTGAATACTGGATTCTTAGTTTCGTCTCGAATTTCGGCAAGTAAAGTAGCCGACATTTCTTTACAATGATCGCGCTCCGCAACAGCTATTTCTCGGAAAGTTCTAATACCTCTATCTTCCATATCCTCAACTAGAGGACTGAGCATCAATTCAAACGCATAAAATCTGCCCGTATCTGGATTCTTTTTGAACTCTTTATCATAGAAGTCATCCATGACCACTGTTCTGAGGGTATCTTTTCGGCAATATTCCTCAGCAAGTTTCTTCATTCTTTCGGCAAAAACTAGATCCTCTGGAAAGAGAAGATGCGCGTACATACAAAGCCAGTAATCTGGTGCTGATTTGTCGTCTTTAGCTTTGCTATTAGACGTTGAATCTGGATCGAATATTTTCCAACCAAATTTCTTAGCTCGCCGGCGAAGTTTAGTAGTGCCTTCTTTAAGCTCAGTTTCGTCATCATTAGACAATCGCTTATAGTAATGCGAAAGTGTCTTTAGTTTGTAGTTAAATTCGTCAGTCTTAAAGACTCTGGCGGCAAGTGAAGCATCATGTCCAGAAATGCCCATATTTAGGATGTTACCTCGGCACACAATCCCCATTACTTTAAGCATTCTAACATCGAACTTTCTATGCCAGAAAGTTTTGTCTACATAAGGATCTTCACATATTCGTTTCAGATACAGGAATTCTTCTGTCTCCGAATAGTGAACAATTCTTGTGTGAACATCGACGGGAAAGGACGTACACCAAGAATGTCTTCTCATGTCTGCCATTGAAATCATCCACGGCATATCACCATGACGCGGCAAAAGACCCGTAGTTTCTGTGTCAATTCCGATCCTACCATTGCTGGCATTTAGATCGAGTTGTTGATTAGGAAATCTAAGGGCTAAATCTGCGGAAATTAACGGTATAGGTCCTGATAAAAGTTCTGACTGAGTTTTTACTCGATTACTTCTATCCGTTACTTTCCCTTTCTCGGTCGGTTTTCTAGCAGGTTTATCTGGATCGCGATACGTTACTCCAGCGGGACGTCCTCGCTTCTTTGTAGGTAACACAATTCGGTCACCATCAAATGCAATTTCTTCGTCTCCAAAATCAATGTCTGCGGGGTTTATTCTGTTGAATCTAATAGGCGGCATGGTGTGACGAATTCTCTACTTGATTACTGAAACGTAACGACCTTCCAAAATGTCTACCTCTCTGGATAGATAGTTGAGGGCCTTTTTGAGGTCTTGAATTCGCGCTACTTTTTCCGCGTCAGACGCACCCACAAACCTGTCCGCTCTTGGCTTTCTAAGAAGATGCTTAATCACCTGCATTTGTCCGGCAGTTTCACCGTACTTTTCCATGATCTCCATGATCTCCCAATTGCCGTAATTTTCGGCACCATTTGTGATGATTGATGCCACACGTTCAACCTGCCTTTCCACAGCGAATGCGCCGGTATGGTATATCCGTGCGCGAAGCTCTGCTATTTTCTCCATTTCAGCCTCGTTCAAAGCCGGTGTAATAAGTGGGTACTGATTGATAGGAAGATGGTTCGTAGCTATGTCAATTTGTGCGAATCCAAAAGCATAAAAATGTTCGATGGTTTTTTGAGGCGTTTTGCCTACGAATTCGACCAAAAATTTCTCTGCAATTTTCAGCGAAATTCGATCAACTGGAATAAAATCGGAAAGTGGAGAGGTTAGCATGATGTGATTTTACTGCCTTAAAAACCGTCTTGGAAAACTGGTCCCAAGACGGTTTCTTTTTTAGGGCTATTTTGGACCGATTTAGACGGCTGGTTCGTCAACCAATTCGATCACGTCTGCTTGAGCCATTTCAAGCTCGTCGCCTTCGAACATAATCGAGATTCGGCCACCCTCATTGTCGATGGTTTTGATGATGCCAATTCCTTCGATTTCTGACTTGATCTTCTTGCCGCGAACTATGTCGGTAACTTCGGTCTTGAACTTGACGCTCATACCGGGCTTGGCGACTACCGGTTCTTCTTCCTCTTCTACGGCAGAATTTCCGCCGGAATCATGCTTGCTGGATTCGCCTCGTTTCTTGGGTTCTGGAGCACCAGAAAGGTCGTAACCTTCTAGCACCTTAATGATGCTGATATTCTGGAACTCTCTGCCCTTGTTTGCGCCTTCCTTCACCTTGGTCGTAACCAACTTGAATTTGACGACAAGTTTGTCCTTCACAACATGGAATAGATCGCCGGGATTTTTTCGCATCTCGGCAATGATGTCCCTTGCTTCGAGATTTTCGCCGACTCCCATCGACGCAAGACGCCATCCAAAATACTTGAATGCATCGTCACGATCAAGACCCTGCCAATCGAACCTAGATTCGCCGATATACGACTCGTCATTAAGGCTCTCAAGAAACATGATACTTGTGGCGATTCCGGGGTTATCCGCTTTCGACATTTTGTATTCATGCTGAGTGAACAAACCGACGTAGGTTCCGTCGTCGAAATCTTTTGGCGCTGTTTCCTTCGCTTCTTCAAGCTGTTCGATCGCGGTATCTTCTACGCCGTCTAACCACTTTTCGAGGTCTGATTTTGCCATTGTTGTTGTTTCCTTTTTCGGTGCCTGTTGGACCGGTTTTTCTTCTACCTTTTTTGTAGCACCGGTAGAGGTCGTGCTTGCTGTTCTTTTGTTAGCGGGTTTGGCGCCGCCTACTACGTTTCCAAAATTCATTTCTTACCTTTTCCACTTGTCATCGGCGCACGGGTTTCCAAATTCGCATTCTCTCTGCTATCCGGCGCACCATTATTGGGTTGCATATTCTTAAATGCCCGCAAGAAGTTTCCGTAAGCATCTTCTGCGTCAATCCCACATGGAATAGAATGCACCCGATACAGTGATACTTCTTCATTGATTTGTGCTTCGAGGGTTGGAGTCAATTCATTGCTGTCTTTTAGCTCTCGAAGTTGTTTAACTAAGCCTTCATATTTTGTCTTACCTCCCTGGACGAAAAAGTTGTTCTGAAGTCTGTTTCCGGATTCGACAGAATCTGAACCGCGAATTGTCATCAAACGTTTGTGTCCGTGATAGCCGTAATAGCAGATAAGGTCTACTACTGACGAAACGTACTTTTTCGCTTGCTGAGTCATAGTCGGTACGATCTTGTCGTAAGTGCCGGAAAAACGATCCTTAAACTCTCGCTCTGTAGCGTGAGAAATAAAGATCACTCCAAACTTGTTTACAAGCCTTCCGATAGTCTTAATAAACTCATCGGAAACGGCGGTCCAACCTTTGCCATAAGCCGCATCAGTAGGATGGTCCCATCCGTTCGTGTAACAGACGTATGCAACACAAGAGTCATAACAGACGTCAATTGTGTCGATTCCCATAGTCTTAAACTCGTGTTCTTCGCGAACAAGAGCGTCAACGATTTGCTTGAATTTCGTCCAGCATTCTGCCGTGCCGGGTTTACCTTCTTTATCGGTAATTAGTTCGCCGTAAACGCCATTCATTCCAGAGAATCCTTTTTCGAACGCGAAAAGAAAGAATCCTGGGAACTGCGCGGCAAGGGAGGTTTTTCCAATCTTTCTCTCACCATAAATGAGCATTGTCAACTGCCCAAGATCGGTCACTGAGGCGAGAGGTTTTGTTGGAAGAGAGTAACTTGAAGTTGCTGTCTTAGTTTCTTTTGCTTTTGAACCTGAACTTTTACTCGTATTGTCTGGTTTTGGTTCTTCTACTTTTTTAGTTTTTCCAATTAACATTTTTCTTCTCTTAAATCCGGTTGCTAAAGCCGCGATTTGGGTTGGACTTTTTTGGGCTCCATGCCGAAACCCTCCAAAGTCCGTCTATATTTATACCCCATTTGACCGTTAAAGTCAAGGGGTCATTTTTAAGCCCTAATCGGCAGTGCTTGAAGTTCTCGCATTAGTTGCCGTCCTTTCTTATAATAACTCATGTTACCTCTTCCACATAGTAATAGAAAATCGCACGGTTTCCCATAGGCCATACACGCAGTCGTATTTTTGTAATGGTAATGCCCGTTAAACCAGTCCATTACACACTCAAGAATTCCGATAAGTTCCGTCTCAAAACCTGTAATATCGGACGGAAAAACATCAGCAGGAATTCTAATGAAATAATGAGCAGGGTCTTTATCAATTTCGACCGCACACCTTTCGGCATAAACCTGAGTTTTTTCGTCAGTTTTTCTTCGAGTTCCTGGCTTACGAACAATGTCATAAAGTACACCGTTTGGATGCGTATTCCATTTCTTCCACATGGCGTAAAGATAGATACCGACTTGAAGATCAATTGATAGCTTGTCAGCGATAGCCTCTTCGTTGATTCGACCTTTTGACTTCATTTCAAAAAGTTTGATTCCTTTTTCTTCAAACTCTCCGTCGATCTTTCCGCGAAGTCTAATAGGCACTCCACGCACCATAATTGTGACGTCAAAAACTCGCTCAAGACATTTCCAATTAATCTTCGTCCAATCGGACTCGTAATGCTTGAAATAACGAGGGAGCATTTCACGGACAAGAGAATGAACTAAATCGAGATTTCCCCAATCATCTCCGACTATATTCATCTCTTCAAATTTAATGTCCCAATATTGGTTAGTTACGACTTCGCACCAGTGGTCAATATCTTCGACAAATTGTTTGCGCTCATAAGCTGTATTTAGGCGCATATAAAGACTGCAAACTCCTTCGCGGCAATCGTGGAGCATTGTGCCGAAATCCATTGCTTCGCTACTATCCTTCACTGGATACAAACCTTCAATGTATTTTAGGCGCGCTTTCTCAGGACACATCATCCAGTCGGTAAGCATCGAACAAGTGATACCATCTCGATATAGATTCCAGAGTCCTTCTTGCGGTTTTCTTGACTCAATTTGAAGTGAGGGTGAGAGCCCCAAAGGAGATACTATTATTTCTCCTGGATGCGTCAATGGAACTGGCAAATTTTGAGTCGATGGTTTGGCCTTTTTTAGAAGCACTATTCTTCTCCAAATAATAATAATTTTGCAAGGTATGTCGGCATTTTTCCCGTAAATGCATTAGCAATTCCTAGTGTTATTGCTCCGACAATTGAAGGGTGCAAATTGAGCAGACCTTCTGGAGTGAGAGGATAGGGAACTCCCGGCGAAATTTCGAGGTCTAAATCGACAATGACAGAGCAGACCATTGCGAACATTCTTAGGCAGCAGTCGCTGAGGTCATTTTGATTACCGGAAATATGCCACTGAGAAATCTTACTTTCGTCGTAGTGTCCAGTCAAAGTATGTCCGTTATAAAAAACCTCAAATGGTTTAACATTTTTAGGCAAAAGTTTACTAAGTTCCAAAGCGTTCTCCTTGGGCAAAAAGCCCTACTCCTATTGCGTCGTAAGAGTGAGATTCGATGTGCATTCCAGAAGATCCCAAAGTAGGTAATCGTACTCCGATTCGCTGAATGACTGCATCTTTTGAAAGTTGACCCTTCCATTCGTTGACAAGAATACAGTTAAATTCTCCACCATATTCCCACACACAGCCCGCGAAAACCCCAACAAGACAACTAAGTTTGTAAATATCTCCCTTTCCTGTTGCGGCATGGCCCTTAGAACTGGCAAAGTATTGAGGGAATTCACAAAAGACTCGTCGCACCATATACCGATTGATAATAGTGTGTAATTTTTCATGAAATTTTTCACAAGTAATCACCCAATTATCGTACCCATGAGGCATGAAGTTTTCGACATGAATTGGGTTAGAATAATGGTTAGAAAAAGACAGTCCTTGTTTGACCTGAGACTTCTTGCCCCAAGTTGCAGAATCCCAGACACAAATTCCAGTGCCAGATACACCAGGATCAATCGACAGTATTCCGAATCCTTTCATTAGCGACGACTCTGAATTTCAACAAGAGCTAAAATCCTCTGCATAATTGGTCGATTGATGGAAATAATCAGTTTGTTTTCTCGATAAACTTTCGCATCATCTTCATCCATGTAAGTATCTGGTGCGGGAGAGGCTACCGTCATGTTATTCTTTTGGAGCACTTTATGAACGGTATTTATGGCCTTTGTCATCTTGCGATCCATAGCCTGTGCAACAGTGTCAATTTGAGTTGGTTTCATCGTCGATGTTTTCATCTCAATTCCGTCCTGACAAACCCATATAAGTTCGTCAGATTCAGTCCCATTCCATTTGCTAGATGGCGCACCATAAAGTATGTTCGAATCGTGTCTCATTCCCATATCATTCTTCTCCAGAAAGTCCTACCAAAAGCGGTTGCTGAGGATACCCCACTTTTATCTCTTCAAAAATATCAACTAATGTCTGTTTTAGTGACGTTCTTCCTTTGCCGTAAGCTGTCATCATTTCCCTCGCATTAAATGACTTATCTCGACTATTTCGCAAAGCGTGTTCATCAAGAGTATTTTCGGCACAAAAATCTATATAAAAAAGCGAACCTTTTTTCTGGAGATGAAGGATGCGATCTTCGGACTGAATTCTCATATCGCATGATGGCTCATTTGAGCGATACATTGCGGTCGATGCAATTGAGAAATCCTCACCCTTATCTGCTATCTTCTCCATGACACAAAGTAATTGCGCCATTCCTGATCTAAATTTACGACGTTGATTGTTGCGCTCATTAACTGACATTCCTTCGCCATAAAGTCTTGCAACATTGAACCTTTTTTTCTCAAAAAAATCTGCGTCGTGAAGTAGTTCATCGCGGAACCTATACCATATTACTACAGATTGCCCAGCAAGTTCATTTGTAAGCAGGTAAACTATCTCGTCAGGTTTTGCAGTTGAGATAACTCTTCCTAAACCTTTTACGAAATCATAATCTGGTGAAAAACCTCCGGCAACTCTTGATAGCCAAATTGCTTTCTCAGTCGCCCATACAGTTTCATCTACAGTTCGACCTTCAAATTCGTGCCTAAAATCTCTATCAATTATACGATAAAGAGCCTTCTGTTCTGGATTCATTTCTACAGTTCTAGTGGAGTAAATTTTTTGCTTATCCATTCCAACGTCTGCGCGTCTTAAAACAGAAGATTTTCGATGCAGAGCCGCTTTAATCTGATCTCGCATTCCAGGTTTCGGAATCCACGAGTATCCATCTCTTGAAACCTCAAAATAAGAACTTCGAAAATCCCAAAAAGAAGTGCAGTCCATAAACCTACCATGAAGGAATTTGAATTGCATGAACAAATCTAGTTCTTTTTCTGGAGCGATAAGACCGCATAAAAGTGACCTATGTTTGACGTGTCGAAATCCTTTAGTAAATAGCTTAGAAACTAATGCGGCAGGATTCTTCAATTTTACGCTTTCATCAGCAATCACAGAGTCCCAAGGAAGTTCAGCTATTCTAGGTACAGTTCTTGCTGCTTCATAATTCATTAAAACCCAGGTGCGTTTATTGGTTTCAAATCCTTGAGAAACAGCGTGAATTCGATCAACCTTTTTAGTTGCGTATGCGCGCACATATCTTTCACCCGCATCGTGCAACGAATTTTCCCATCCATCCATAATATTTGTTGGTCCGGCAACTAAAATAGATTTACTGTCAAATTCTTGAGTCCCGCAAATGGCTACATCTGTCTTACCTAAACGCATCTCCCAAACTAGAGAGGGATGCGCCATAGAGTTCCAATATTTGACACCTTCTTTTTGATGATCCCAAAGAGTTTTAGCCAACGAGTTTGAACCTCACTTTTGACTTAAAAACTTTTGCAGTAGATACATCTATTTCATCGACATCTTTTTCAACTTTCTTGACATTCTTTTTGACACCATTATTGACAGTATTTGATCCTCGAATGGATACGCTAGAGTCTCTATTTGACGTACCGGAACTTCTTGCTGGTTTTCGAGAAATTGTTTTCGAATCTTCTTCATCATTTAATAGTCCGTAGGACCCTCCCCACAATGCATGATTTCTCTGCATATTAGCAAACATAACTGGATCGCTGTAATAGCTAAAATTTTCAGGCGTCTTTATTAGCGGTCTTGAGCCAAATGGTAAGAACAAAAGTCCACAACGTCTATCACATTCAGGACACCTAACATCGTAGCTATTTGAGAAAAAATCTTTGCGCTTAAAAACACCGACAACTATGTATCCGCAAGTTTCACATTCCCAGTTAGGCGCAATGCTCACATATTGGCATACAAAAAATCTTGAATTTTTTGGCACATGATGTTCTCGAATTGGTATATTTCTTGGTTTAATCTGAGATTGACCAACTCTACCATAAGTCTCGGCATCAGTGAAGCTAATTCCGTCACGATAATCCATAGGAATTTCCATCCCTACTTCTTTACCATTATACGTCGTAAAATCTTTCGCAAAAGATGTTCGATCACTTACGACATTTGGACCGAAATCTTCTGGAGAAGTGTTGGCGGATTTCGGTAGACGTTCTTTGTGACGATTTAGTTCGTCTTCAAGATTAGGCTTTTTGGCTCTTCTTATCAGCATTTACTTGATTCTTGGAAGTTGAAATTTGGTAGAGAAAAGTGGATAAATTCCTTTGAAGAAATCGTAACGATCACAAGCTCCTAACTTTGTCCAAGAAACTTCAAAGCAATTCCACAAATCCCAAGCAGAAATACTCTTATCACTACCCATAAATTTGACGGCCCATAAAGCATCCCATTCTTTACAAACATACTCTATGTTTCTGAACGGCATAAGTTTACTTGCCGCCGCAAAAGTAATGAGGCCATATCCTTCATCAATAGCGGTTATCTTTTTGGCCTTTAGTAAGTTCACCATCATCTGCGCATTTTCGCTAAATAATGTGAATTTATGGATGGCTTGTTCGCACGCATCTAATAGATGAATATTTGAAGTTTGACGTCGCTTTTCGTACTCTTCTCCTGGACAGAAATACGAGTTATCATCTGTGACGTCAATTCTTGCTCCAGAAAGGAACGAAAGTGCGTACTTCGTATTGGTCGAAATTCTGAGAGAAATTGTGAAATATCCGAACGAATCAAGATGCGGACTATTCATTGATTTAGGATTCACGTCGATCGAGCCTAGAAGTATCTGGTTTGCGCCAGTAACTACCCATTGACTTTTTGTCGATTTATATTCGTATCCTTCGATACACTTTAACATCGTCTTTGCAACGTCCAAAAATCGCTCAGGAACTTCATTCAATTCTTGAAGTTCTTTATACGAATATGTTCTGATATTTTTATCGGCAAATGTCATGCTTTTTTCCTTGCACCATCATTATACCCTCAAAAGGAACCGAAATCAAGTCCTGTTATTCTCAAAAATGGGGGGTCTGAGGGGCCCGACCTATGAATACACCCCCCCGGTTACCCGTCTCAGGGGTCGATTTTGGGGGTAAACCGGGGTCCGATGGGGTCCGAGTCGTCCCAGTAGGTTCAAGGAAAGTCAAAAAGTTGCAGTACCGGACACCCTTCGATTTTTCGGGGTCACTACCCTAGAAGGGGTCCTGTCTTTCGTTTACGACGTCAATATACACGTTTTTTCCACCGTATTTTCTTGACGCACATTTGACTACATGACGAATACTATTTCCAAGCATTCCTTTCTGTCCAATGACCTGTCCTAATTCGGTCGATAAAGGTGTAATGTAGTACACAACTTTATCAGGGCAATCATGGACAAAGTAAGTGACCCTATCCGGTGTATCAACTAAGGCCGAAACTATGGCCTTAATTAGTTCAAGGATAGGGTCTTCGATTACGGCCTCCAAAGAATATCGAGATTGTTAACGTTTTCTTCGTCACAATCCATGCCGCAAATTTTGACAGTAGGACCCTGCCAAGCATCGACAACTGAGAGATCGTTCGGATATGGTTTGAAGCCGGTTGATTGCGAAAGAATTCCAGCGTGAATTACGTTGTGATTATCGTCCGCAACTGTGTTCTTGAAATGATTAATGCACGTCCAGTTTCCATACAAACCGAGGTACCGATTTTCTGGATAAAGAATGCCGTGCAAAATTCTCAGATAACTGTCAAGATCGTCGATCTTTGAATCGTAATCTGCGCAATCAAAAATTGCCATTTCTTTTGGAAAATTGTAGTAATCCGCAAGAGTGAGAATTGCTTCACCGTTAATTTTCGCCTGGTCATCAGTGAAATAATCGGGAGTTGTTGGGTAACCATTCTCGTGAAAAAATACGAGACTAAATACCCCGTTGCCAGCAGTATCTTGAACGCTAAAAAGTCCCTCAATTTCAGAGAGAGTTGTTCGATCTTTTCGCAGATAAAGTCCTGCGACAACTTGTGCTTGAGTTCCGTCTTCGTTTCGGAACTTACTCGCAATAATGTGAGCAATTCCTTCGGTCGAATCTGCGGTATCAAAACCTCTCATTTTTGGTGGCATTTCTGAACCTCGTTTGTGTTAGATTTCTGACTGACTGTAAGAACTGACTTACTGCTTATTCGTAGAATCAGATTACAGAATGTCAAAATTGTGCCCAAACGAACCATCATTTGGGGGTTTTGCTTCACCCACGAATCCTCTTCCAGAAGCGAGATTGCTAATGCCAGAAAAGATACTAGATTCAACCACACCGTTTTCGACAGATACCAAGCCTTTGTCTTCTGCTCCATTAGTGACCTCACTTACTTTGTCAGTTTTCCCAGTGTTTCTCTTATCCAACTTATATCAGTCTGAATTCCTTTAAGCGTCCCACCGAGCCCGCGAATATCTGCTTCCTGGGCATGAACTTCTTGCTTGATTTCAAGTATCTTTGCAGTAAACTCGACTTCCATCTTCGACATAGTCGCTGTTTGCGAGACTTCTAAACGATCAGAAGAACGTCTTAAATCTCTAACATCTGCCCACATTTTGACGAGTCCTGCAATAGCAGTAACGGTGGCCCCAAAAAGATACGGAACGAACGGCATATACCATTCAGTATTTGTATTCGGCATGACTAGTAACATTATACACTTCCAGACTAAATCGTGAAGTAATTTGTTCCGTTATGATAAATAGCAATTGACTGAAAATTCGTCGATAGTGGAAGGGTTGTAAGTCCATCTATCGTCGCACCAGTAGGAGTGATTGCAACTGGATAAGTTGTAGCATCTCCAGATTCATCTTTTAGGTACATAATAATGTCGGCAGGAATTGCACCACCGCTACCCGGTGTCGGTAGTGTTATTGTGCGAGAAGCTGTTAACGCAGTCACAGCCACAATTCTATCGCTAGAGACTGTAGTATAGTTGACGTCGTTTACAGGTGTTCTTGTAGGACTTGTTAAGCTAGAAACTTCAGCAGTTAGTGTCGCAATGTCAGAAGTATTTGTGGCAATATCTGTAGTGTTTGTAGCAATGTCAGCGGTGTTAGAAGTTACGGTCGGAGTCGCGACAGTCACACTAATCGCTCCAACGTCAGCAATTTCTTGTCCTGGTGCAACAACAATTACGTCGATTGAGGTTCCGACTAAATCGCTGTTAACTTGAACAAATTGTGCCGCAGAAGTTAGCAGTAAAAACTGCGAACCAATCGGGTTATCTGCTCCACCAGAAGCGAACGATCCGCGATACAAGTTACTCAGAGTATATTGTCCGTATCCTGTGCTAATAACTGTCTCAAATCCAACTACTTCATTTCCGATCAAAGCGACGTTAGTTCCAGAGAGAACTTCGGCCGCCGTAACTGTGCCAAATTCGAACAATCCACCGTCATCATTTAGTGTGACATCAACTGAGTTAGTTGAGTCCCAATAATTGTGACCAGTAGCCGCAGGTAAATCTGACGTCGTAAGACCTATTGCAGATTGCTGAGTAAACGTCGGTCCTTGAATCCAAGTTGTTCCGCCATCTGACGAGTAATAAAGTGTTCCACCTGCCGCGATTGTAGGCCAGTCTGCCCATGCGTAAAATCCGGCTGTTTCCTTATCCTGAGTTCTTAGCGCAAAATCAGACCACGCCGCAAACACTACGGGAATGCCTACAGAAGACACTTTTACGTTACCAATCCCAGCTCCAGAAGAAGCAGTATGGGTCAGATTATAAATCTCAAAAGTATCTGGAATACATTTGAGTTTAGTTTCGGCAGAATCTGTAGCATCTGTTTCGACAATTCTTACCTGAAACGGTTCGAGCAAATCTGGGTCAGTTACAGTAACAGGATCGGTCGGTGTAAGTATGTCATAATTCCACGGAACACTTAACTCAAAAGTCTCCATAGAAAGATAGGCAGAGTACAGCAACGTGTAGGCCATTTGAAGAGCCTCAGAAGCGTGCAAAGATAGCTGAACAGTGACCTGCGACGGGTTGAAAAAATCTCCAGTATATTTAATCGCAGGTTGCATATTTTGAGCATATCCTGCATCAACGTCAATGTACGTTAAATCTACTCGACCTGGAATGTCGCCACGAATACCTCTAGTTCGGGTCATCGTTACAATTGCAGAAGCCTCGGAATTTTCAGCAAATGCGCCTACATCATTTGCGTCAATAGTCATTACAGAAGTGCCTCCCCTGGGGACGAATATAATCTTACCGCCAGCTTCGCAAACATCAATAAAATAGTACGGCAAAATTTGCGTTAAAGCATCTTGCGCCGCAACTCGTGAAGCAATTGCGCATCCTGTTAACGTCATTGTGCAGGCAGAAACGTCGATTGAAAGTCCGGGAAGTTCGACCTGACTTACGATGTCAGTAATTACATCTCCAACCTCAACAACATCAGTCCAAATTTCAGCAGTAATAGTGGGGATGGTGTTGCCAAAAGGTGTGAGATTTAATGTCTCAAAAACGACAGTAATCAGCCCTCTTTCTGCGGTGCAATTAAACGCATTTCCAGCGGCCTCAGCCGCGCACACTAAAGAGTCCGGTTCTTGATCTTCCGCGCCGTAACGAATTCTGATAGTTGTTTCACTAGGGGTTATGTTCGGATAATTGACGTCATAATAAAGAAGATCGTTGCACCAAAGTCGTTTAACAACAGGGTTTCTAGTTGTGAAACTTCCGTCCTTTTGAATGAACGTACTTGACTCTCCAAAAGAAGCCATTAATGAGCAGGTATAGTGATAAGCATTATTAGCTCCTAAACCACCAGAACCTCCACCACCTTCCTGGACAGGATAATAGAGCAATTGTGTCACAGTTGAGGACGTTGCAAACACCATGCCTGGGAACAAAACTCCGTTCGTCGGTGCGCACGTAAAAGTAGCTTCACTTAACGCAACAGTTGCCGCCGCAGTTACGCGAATAGTTACGTAGTATGCGGGGTCACCAGAAGGCTTATAAACTGTGGTGTAGTATGTGCCGGGAGGGACGGTTCCAGTTTGCTGATTACAAGTAGCTACAAAAGTAGTAATTCCTGCGGCATAGGTAGTGTTGATTGTGAACACCATATATGTCGTAGAAGGAACAAGAGTTTTGTTGTTAACGTAGTTAGCAATCCAGATAACGTTTCCGGCTACTTTATTTCGACCCCAAAGTTTGGGAATTGAAGAACCGTAAGAAGATCCTCCAACACGTAAATCTTTGAGTAGATTCATGTTGTTTTGAGGGTCTAGCATTCCCCCCAAAAGTGTGCCAATTTCCCACCCTAAAGCAGTACCTACTCCGGGTATAACTGAACCTGCAACTGCACCTGCAACTCCGAATGCGACTGTTGACATAATTACTGAACCTTTTTGTAGCGATAAACGTGAACTAAATCAATTCGCCACTGTCCCAAAAACGGTTGCTCAATAACACATCGAGTCCCGCCATTTTGTGAGTGTATAAAATTTGAGTTTCCACTGTAGATCCCGACATGGTTTGTCATCGTACCTGATCGGAAAACTAAAACGTCACCAAGTTCTACCGCATTCCAAGAGCAATCAACTCTGTCACAAAATTCGTTCAAAACTCGAATAAGTTTAACAAATTCGTCACCTTTAGAATAAGTCAAATCTACAGTAACCTCTGCACCAGACATATTGGCCGCAAGAAGCACAAGACCCACGCAATCAATTCCGAGGTCTTTTGAACGTCCACCGTGTACCCATCTTGTAGGGACTAGTGAACGTGCATTTTTGACAAAATCTTCAGGGTTTATTTGGTTCATTTGCTCGGGGCTCGTCCGACTTGAGTTGTGACCTGATTTCCTGGAAGGAATGGTTCACCGCGAAAGTTTATCGCGTTGCCTAATGCTTTGCAAAAAGAAAATGATCTTGGGCATCCCTTAATCACGGTGCAAGTGTCACCAATTTCTACGCTTAAAGGAAACGATTCTGCGAGAACTAATTCGGCAACACCACTGACGTTAGTATGTGTGTTAATTTCTCTCGAAACTCCGTTATTCATTCCAGAGGTAAATGTTATTATACCATCTGTAAAATATCCCGTTGCTTGAGTGTCATTAAAACCAAAACGATACTCATCGTTTACGTATGAAATAGTTTCTTCATAAGTGAATGGAGTTGGGTTCAATTTACATTGTCCGCAAGTGCCATAAGAAAGTCCGTTTACTGTGGTGAAAGGTCCTGCCACTCCATCAGCAAAAACTTTCACACGGCAGGTAGGCTGAGTTACAATTCCTAGGAATCGTTTCAGAAGGCCAATTAGAGACATGATTTCTACCTTATACATGCCGTCTGTTTTTATGACCTGTCCAACGTATCCATGTTCCTTGATTAATTCGCCGTGACTTAACGCCAAATAGTTAACAGTAAATATGGTGACAATAGCCTCATCATATTTGCCACAAACTAGGTCCTCTACTGTAATCGCATCGTCGGATAAAATGCCAATAATTTCAAGGTTGTCAACTGCGAGGTCTTCTGTCGATCTTTGTGCAGACGGGTCGAATGATGAAACTGGTGAGTAATAGATCGAGCCGTAGGCATCTGTAACGGTCAAAAATTCGTAGCTAAATCCGGCATCAGCAGTAGTAAATCCTAGCTGAGTACCGTCTGCTCGAACGATACGTAAACACGTCGCAGTAGTTTGTACGCCGTTTTGAATATCTGCGAGTAACTTAGTGCTTATTGGTCTCATACAAACTTCCTTAGAATTTTAACTGTACGATCTGAATATCGTCCCAGTTCTGAATGTTCAAATCTTCGCGCTTAAATGCTGCGGCATCCGAGTCAAATCTTGCGGGAAAATCAAAGCTACCAGACCATGTGATTGTGGAATCAGTTTGATCTGCCGCATAAGTAAGCAAACCTGTGGTTCGATCTAACGTCCAATTTCCAGCAGAATCCCAAGCCACTCCACCGTTCTTCAAAGTGATGTCTGGTGAGTAGTTCCATGCCGGCTGAGTTATGTCGTTATTTACGTCACTAACAAGCACAGGTTTGGTGATGCAAATTGTCTCAGGATTTATAGGGTCGTCATACGTGTACTGTAGTTGCGCATTAAGTCCGCCAGTACCGGTCATAATTGGCAGCGGAATATCAGTGACTTTATAGAAACTCCAGTCACGAATTCTGAACCCATAAGCACGTCCTCTTCGACCACGAAAAAATGTGACCAAAGAAGCCATTGCATCGTTGTCCAACATCTGCTTAGAAATTGTCCACTTTCTTCGACCAGTTGCCCAGAACTGTTTGCGGTACTCATCTCCAGAAGGAACTGGCACAATAGCGGTCGAATATTCGTGAGAAACTGTCGAATCATAAACGATCCTTGGGTCCATACGAATTTCATGAAAAGCTGGAAGGACCTGAATGCCTCCTTGCACTACAACTCCCGTATTAATAAAACCCGTTCCTGGAATAGCAGGTGCCCATGCTCCACCGATCGTTCCAGTAGGATTAATATCGACGAGAGTAGCACCAAAAGATGCGCCATTATCTTCAGATAATAAAGCGATATTTCCGGTGCCCATTGTCGGAGCGCCATTTCCGTTGTAAGTTACGCTAAAAAATATCCGATCGACACCTACGACACAACCGCCGTACTGTTCGCTACCCATTGTCGGGTTATATGAGCTACCATATTCGGCATCATTGTTAGTAGTCCCTATTGTGCCAGAAGCTCCATTGTAACTTGTCGCAAAGTTAATCATAGGGAACGATCCGGTAAGGGTTACAACTATAGGGAAAGTCCCAGTTGGAGGAGCGACTAAATAGTAGAGTCTTGTTGCTATACTAAGATCTCCGAAAATAATTTCAGAACCCGGCACATAAGTTAATGGGATACCTCCGTAAGTAACTGGCGCAACTTCGTCAATGTGCCAGTCATTATAGCTTACAGAAACACACAGCATTCTGTTAGTACCAGAACACGTATGATTCCACGTCGCAACTGATACGCCAGTTGTTGCTATATAAGAGAATGAATCTATTGAAAGCGACATGAACTATTTAACCTACTCTTTTTTTCGTCGAAGCCTGAAGTTTTGTCAGATCAGAAACCGACTGAGTTACAGTGTTTCTAATTGTCTTATCATCACGTCCATAAATGTGATAATGGAAGTTGTTTGTGGTCGTTGCTTCTGAGTTAGAAATGTGAGATTCTCCTGCTCCAGAAAGTGCGCTAGAAGGACCGTAAATTGGTGTAGCTTTAGGAGTCATCCGTGTCACTCCAAATGGCCCAATTCCTTCACCGTTTAATGCGAACCCATCAAGAGGATCAGAACTGCTTCCACCAGAACCCATTCCCGGCAACATACCTGCCCCCGTACTTCCACCCATTCCAGCGACCGCAGTTGAGAAATTCATTACCGCTTCCTGGAACAGAGAAATAGACGTCGGCATTGTGGCGCTAAATTGAGTTAAAGAAGCGTTAAATTGTGTCATTGATGCGGTGTTCATTGCGCCGTTTGCTCCCGGCATTCCCGGAATCGCTTTAGAAATCTGCGACTGGAAGAACTGTTTCATCTGACTATTCGCCATCTCTTGAGCCATCTTAAATAGCATGACTTCGAACTGACGTCCAATCGACGACCAACTGACCTTTGCACCATTAGCAATTTGACTAAATAAACTCGTCATAATGTCCGCAGTATTATCCGCGAACTGCTTCATCATTGCTTCGGTCTGTTGGAACTGAAAAATTTTCTGTAAACCACCCTGATTTGCGAATGTGCGCATAGACTCAGGAAGTTCCCATTTTTTCGTCTCTTCATTGAAGTATTCGAATTGAAGTTTCCACACTTCAAATGGAGATTGCGCCGACATTTCTGCCGATGTTTTAAGCATCGTAGCGCGCATCTCATTTAGCTTCTGTTGAGCCAGGTTTGCTTGCTCAACATCGAAGATAGATTTTTCACTAACTCCTGCTGTCTGTGCCGCTTCAGAAAATGGATTAGTTACAGCATTCTTTTGAGGGTCATACTGTTGGTGACTAAGTTGCCATTTCTTAAACGGATCAGTTGCCGCCAACATTTGCGAAGTATGCACCACTTCAAATAGTGTCTTATTCATCTCCGCAATCTGGCGATTCTTGTCCTTCAAATCCCAGTCTCTAGCGAACGCATCTGCAAGCTCATTTGCCTGAGCTACAAAGTTCTCGCCGTTTTCAGAACCTTTCATGAGTTTTAGATACTCACTATTGGTTGCCTTAAAGTTATCAACTGCTTGCGATTTTTGATCGACTTTTCCACCCTGCCAAGTCTGGCCTTCCTGGATAGAATTCTGTAGGGGTCTGTTGGCTTGATTAAACGCCTTAAAATAAGGCTTACGATCTTCGAGTTTTGCTTTGCGCTCAAGCTCGTCATTCATAGCCTTTAGATACTCGGGAAGTGCTAGGCCATTTTCTAACCAATATTCATCCATTTCGGCGATCTTTGCAATCGCTTTTTCGTATGCACTTGCCGCATCTTTTCCTTCCATCAAGGCTTCTCGTGTAGCTTTGACGGCTTCTTGAAGATGTTTTGCGTCTTCTTCCTGATTAGAAGCTACCTGAGTTTGAGCATACAGATTCTTAACTCTAGGAATCGCCATAAGTGACGTATCCATAGCAGTGTAAGAACCGTCCTGTTCGGTACCAAATTCTTTGATTGCTTTTTGTTGCCGTTCAGTCATCGTTGCAAGTTGCGCTTCTTGTTTCGCTTTTTTGGTTTTATTTGCAACAGTTTCTTCCATTTCAGCAACACGCTTTAACGTGTCAATATATCGCTGAGCTGATACATTTCTTTGCTGCTCTGCAATTACGGAATTCATAACCGCTAATAGATGCTTATTCGTCGTCAATGTCAACTGACTTGTGATGTCGTTTAATTCATAAAAACGAGCAATATTAGACTTCCGATATTCATCAGCAAGTTGGTCGGCTTTAGTGTCCTCTTTTGTCGTTCGGATACCGCCCTGAATTTCTCGAATAAGTTCGGCATGTTTTGCCTTAACATCTTCAAGGGTACTTAGGGAAAGTTCTCTAAACTTTTGATCTTCTTTTTCAGCCGCAGTTGCCTCTCTAGTAGCGTCACGAACGGCACGCTTTGCATCGGCCATTTTAGAGTCTTGCTGTTCCTTGAAAGAATCAACATCGAAATCAGTTCTATCTGGCCGATAAGTTGTCGCATCTTTCCAGTTAGTTAGTGACGATCCACGAGCACTTTCAAGAGTATTTTTTCCTGCGTAAATACTTGCGTGAATTCCACTAGGACCTGTCCCTGGAGTGAACACAACATCGCCGGGTTTTTCTTTACCTCTTGGAACGATTGCGGCATGACCTAATTTGACCGCATCATCGAGTTGTTTTTTAAGCTCTGCGGCACTCGCAGTCCACTTAACTTGAAAGCCTGTCGCACGAAGAACATCGCTAGTAACTCTTGCGCACGAATTTTCAAGAGATTTCCACTTATCAGCGGACTCCTTAGTTACGTTCAAAAGTTCCTTTAGTCCTCCGGCATAAGGTGAGGGAAGTTCGGCAGGAAGAGTTAGACCGTTAGCTTTAGGATTTATTGCGTCTTTAGCCTTCTTAGTGACGTCACTCATTTGATCGTCAAGTTGACGAATTTGTAGCTTCAAAGCTGTGATAGCTTTTTGACGTGCTTCTACGCTTTTATCCCAGATAAAAATTTTGCCAGAAGAGGCGTCTGTATTGACGTTTCCTCCTACAGCATTTGGGTTGTAATCTACACCCGGCATTACGCTCTGATATAGATGCGCATTTCCGGGATAATCTGCCGCAGTTTTTCCAGCAGGTAAAGGTGTTTGAACTCCCTTAGCATTGATGAAATTTATTGCGCTTTCTAATGATGCTTTTTTCTGAAGATTTTCGTTGATCGGTTGGCCGTAGCTTGCAAGAGTTTGTTGCTCTTTTTGCGCCCTTATTTGACGCTCAAGTTGTTCTGCAATTGCTTTGTGAGCATCTGCGATAAGTCCAAGAGGTTTAAGTTGATCGTCGTAACCCTTAGTCAGCAACGGATTTAGTTGATAGATTTCGTCATAAATTCGACGCATCTGTTCAGCCTTATCTTTAGTGTTTATATGACTCTTTTGAAGCTCACCATACTCGTCAACAAGTTCTCTAACTTTTACGGTATTTGCAACTTGAGAATTTGCTACCCTTGCGTGTTCCTGCCAAAGTAAGCTCAAACTCTTAATACTGAGTGACGTATCGTTTCGAAGGTACTCGTCAGCTTTTATGGCTCCATAAACAGCTACAGCAATTGCACCAATAGCTAACGCAATAGGACCTAAAACTCCGAGCGAAGCTGTACCGAATGCAATTTCAGCCGCTTCCATCTCAGTCCAGCCCTCAGTAACAAGAGCCATTTGGTACTGCATTTTAGACATTAAACCGATGATTCCAGCAATGCCTCTAATTCCAAAAGAACCTAGTCTTAAAAATGCACTTGCAAGCGTCGAAAGAGGACCAACTAATGCAGCTACGGCAAGTGCCTCAATTACGAATCTTCTAGTCTCAGGAGTAAGTGACTCGAAGGCGTGTTTTGCGGCATCTGCAAAGCCAGTAATTACCGGAACTAACTCGTGAAAAACTGGCAGTAAATCTTTACCAATTCCTGCTGCCATTAGAAGCAATTCCTGCTTCAATTTCTTGATGTCATTTTGTGCAGAATCGGCGGCCCTTGCAGTTCCCTGGAAGTAATGCGCCAAGGCAAGCATAACATCCTTTCCAGAGAAGCCCATTTCACCAATCTTTTTAGTATCAATTGTGTGAAAAACTGCCCGCAATCCTTCGAGCAAAGTAGGCATCTGTTGCGCCATGATTCGAAACTCTTGACCATTAAAGGTTTTTGTTCCGATTGCTTTCGTAATATCTAGGAAGACTCTGCGCGTCTGATCTGCCGTTGCATTTACAAGACCTAATTGGTTACCGAATTCCTTTACAATTGTTAGCGCATCTTGTGAGCCAACATTCTGCAAAAGCATTCGTGAATAAGTCTGCACCGTAGACTCTATTTCAAGTCCCGGTGCTTTTGCTGCCTCTGCGAGCATATTAAATGCTGAACTTACTTCTGCGGAATCCTTACTTGCAGAGTGCATTGCAGTAGCAAGAGTTGTCTTCCATTTATCGACCTGAACAGCCGACATAAATAAGGCCGCACCAACCGCCGCGATAGGTACAGTAACTCCCATCGTTGCGGCAGTTCCAAAATGCCTCATTTGTACTGCCGCAGAGTTTACGCCAGTTGCAAAATTTTTCAGCTTAATTGCTGTCTGAGTTCCCCACGCAGTTTCGTATGCTTGTTGAAGCCTGTTATAAGCCGCAATTTGAGGGATGATTGCACCCTCACCCATAGCGCCAAGTACGGCCATTTGCATAGCACCACTTGGGTTAGGATTTGCGGACCTTTGCATGGCCTGAAATCTGAGTGCTTGTTCAGCAGAAGAAGCCGCCGCCGCTAACTGAAATTGCGACTGCTCAAATAAAGCTCTATTTGCGGCCTTAACTTCTGCCGCTAGAGTGGCTTGGGACGCTGCTTGAACCTGAGCCGCTTGTGCCGCCGCTTCTTGTGCCTCAGCATTTTGAGAGGTAATCAGCATTTGTCGGCGAGTTGTTTCGTACCCAGTTCTCTGTGTAATATTTAGAGAATTCTGAGCATTTTCAAGCGTCAACTCTGCTTTCGCCATTTGCAGATAAGCAATCGCCGCTTGTTCTGTTGCACGAGCCAGAGCATATTCGGCCCCTGCAACATCTTCAGTTTCTGCCGCTAACGCACCTCTTTTCTGGAGAACATTTTCGATGGCAGTTGCCAGCTTGTGAGCGGCCAATTCTGCGTCAATGTGTGCTTTAGTTAAACTCTTCTCGGAAGTGCTTAATCTGTCAGCAGAGTTTTCAACAGTTACGAGAGATTTTGTAAGCGACTCGTTACTTGAGGTAAGTTGCTTGTTTGTGCGATCAATTGCTTTGTTCGCAACATCAACATCTTTAGCGACGTCAATAAGCCGTTGACGTACATCTTTAAGTCCGGCATTAAAATCGCTAGGATCAATGCCGACTTCCGCAAGTAAACGAGCCGCTGTAGTCATCTCTTTATCGTCTCTTATTTGTGTTTCTTTTTGCTTCTCGTCTCGCTCTATCTAAAGCGACTACTTCTACCCTTCTTTCTGCTCCGAGTTTTGCAATTATATAATTGCGCACCCATGATGGATTATCGTCGATGCTTCCTTTCATCCAAGGCATACCACCTTCTTTAGCAGCTTCTATATCCGTAAATTCAGGTAAAACTTTACCGCTTTTTCCCCTATTAGTTAGAAATTGTTCATAGAGTCTGACGTCTTCTGGTTTGGGCGCTGATCTTTCCCAAGTTCGATCATCAATTCGCCTTGGAATTCGATCGAAAGAAAAGCATCAAATGCTTCGTCAGTAAGAGGAACTGGAACCATTCGAATTCCGGCGTTTTCGTAGTCCTTCATTCCAGGAGGAGTTTCCATCGAATTTTCGAGATTTTCGGCTTTCTCAGTATCCTCTGGATGGACGTCCATAATATCCCATCCGACAACGAGTTGTCCGAGGAATCCTGAAAAGAGACTTCCAATGAGATTTTGTTCGGCAACTCGCTCGTTAAGTTCTCGCTCCGCTTTCGGTGTATATTTCGAGCGATCATAAACGATGTTGAGAGTGTCCTCTCCGAACTTCATTTTAAGAGTCCTAAGACCCTTATTTTTATTGACTTTTTTAATTGGTACTGGCATCTGCTTTTACCTACTTTTAGCTGCTAAACCGTTTACGACAAATAAGGAGGATAGCGCACGGTAAACGCCATCCTCCTTATTATATCCTGTATTCAGTTTTTGTTTACAGAGTTGGGAGTTTGTTGACCAAAGTACATTGGAACAAACCAAACTCAGGATCGTGGCAAAGTTCGAACGTAAATGTGTTTCCATAAACGTCGCCTTTATCGCCAGGATCAGGCTTAGTTACTAGGAACGGAATGTTGAGTTTCCACATATAGTTTGTGGCCCCGTCTGTGTCGATAACTGGACCCAAAACTTTGACGCCCAACCAGACCTTAATTCCGTCCTCAAGATAGGTCATCCAGTTGTCAGCTTCTGTGCCTTCTTCTGTCGTCAAAGTTGCGCTGATTTCTGGTTGCTTTTCGGCAATTCGATCAAACGTCTGATATGACGGCGAAGCAGGGTTATCGTCTGCATGAAAAACAGGAGCCCACATTCCGTTACAAGTGATGCCGCCTTCGAGAGTGTCCACCAGTCGCGTAAATGTTGAACCGTCTAACGAAATGTAGACGCCCCAAACGTCCGGATCGGCAGGTACAGCAGGAACCTCTGCAATCGTCTCAAAATACTCGTTATCTACGAGTGCATTAACGAGTGCAGTAACGACAAGTTCTGCCGCGCCCATAGCAATCGTATTTCCGCCAGTTACATGGATAGGGTTTCCGAGATTTGTGTAGTACACACCGAGCGGCACAGTTCCGTCCGTGACATTTGCGCCAATTGTGACACCAATTGCCGCCGCCGCCGCCGGTGAAGTTACCGTACATTGGATGCTAGGAGTGAACGACGCATCTCTATCCTGTTTTTGGCCGGTAAGTTCACCGCTAAAAGTGAGTTCATCTTTTGTCCATTTGATGTCGAAATTTGGCATAAATCCGTAGCCAAATTGCTCTGCACCAGCGACCGATCCCTGGAGTACAGAAGCGACGACAGGAGGGTTCGCGGGTTGTGTCGAAGACGGGTTCCAAAATCGCGTGTAAGCGACGTTTGCATTTTCGTCAGAAGAAAGCTGTGAAGCACCCCACGCCATCGTGTGAAGATATGCGAAGTTATTGAAGTCAACAACACCCTCTGTTTTGGCCTCAGTGAACTGCATTCCACGCTGAGAACCTACAGCGCCTTTCGCACCCATGTTTTTGACTGTTTTAATCGGAATATTTGGGACCTGATTAATGGTCATTCCGATCAGTCGTTTTGTCGGCGGAACAATAGTTCCAGGCGTAGCTTCCCAGCCGATATAGACGCCTTGGTAAATTGATGCTCTTGAGAGATTCGCGTTACTCATTTAATTTGTTCTCACACTACTTAAACCTGCTTACGTTTCATTATACATCTAACCCGCAGGAGCTAGGAATTTAGTCGCGTTATTGTACGCCATAAGATTTACCTGATAGCCTAGAAACTGTACGACAATTCCATTGTCATTTTGCGAGTGAGAAATCGGTGAGTCTAAATGCATTCCAATAAACACGGTATCTGTTACAGTTTGATCGTGTTGAAGTACAGGTTCCATTGCTGTGTATGCAGGAAGAATGGATGCCAAAGAAGTATCATCTGTGACGATCTGAATATTGTACGTCATTTTTGTGAATATTTTCTTGGCACCACCACCTCGTTTATACCCACCTCCCATGTACCTAAAAATGCACATAGGATAGGTCGCTTTAAGAGGGGCACTATTGAAGTAAATTTGAGGCACACCTGTCTCTGGATGGACGCCGACCAATGTAGCTAACTCAGTGACGTTGAGAAGTAGCTGATAAATGGCCGCGTTTACTTGCGCAATATCGGTTATTGGTACTGACATTATACTGCTCCAAAAGACAATCGACAGGCTGATAGAAATGGTTCCTCATTTTCAATCACAGCAGGAGTTAAAAATGGTCGTGAAGCTCCGGGGTTATCTGCTACCACGTTTAACGAACCAGATTCGAAACCAGTTTCTAGTTCAAATCCGTAAGTAACCGCTATACAAACGAACCCCCAAAGATAGTTGCTATTGGACAAAACTCTTGATTCATCTTCTACCGAAAGCGCACTATCAAAAAATAGTCCTTCGGTCCTACGATGTTTGTGGCCCCATCTTGAGTCATTGTGAGTCTCTTCCATCGCATCTGCAACAGCTTGAGTAAATGAGTCGGGACCGTCTTTATAAACTATGTAATGAGATGCTTTCGCAACGCCCTGATCTATCGGCACAAAACCTTGCGAATCTCGTTGAATGTTTAGTATCGTTTTAATTACGATGTTTAGCCACACTTTTTCCATTCTTTCTGGAAGAGTAGCTAACTTGTCTAAATCCTCTCTCGGAACTTCGAATTTAAGGATCTTAACTTTGAATGCAACCACTAGGTAATCACCTGCGTACAAAGTATGTGTCTGACAATTACATCAGTATCTAACTCTATACGAGTGGTTTTGTAGGTCACATTTGCACCAGTTTCGTCGGGAATTGGGGCACCAGTTTCATCGCACATTGTGACGTA